CTGCACTTCTCTACCGAATACGTATGCCTTACCAGGAGAGATGACGGCATATGCGTTTGTGCCAGACTGCTCTAGTGTTACGTTCAGTCCTTTAGTTACATAGTTGCCTGACTCATCGTATGTCCTACGTGCCATCTCTGCTGAGATAGTATTGAATTCAGTCCTGTCACGAATACGAACAGCATTACCATCAACGTAGCGAATGAGTGCGAAGAATTCTTCTGGCTCAGTTGCAGTTGGATGTGCGATTAGTGTTGGTACTAACTTAAGTCTGTCAGCGCCAGGTGCGTTTTCGTTATTAAATCCTGCGGCATTATCAAGTAGGGTTGCATCGATACCTGATGTGATAATATTCTCGTTGATTGTGAAACCAGCAGAGATGTCGCCAGGAGTATTTGTGTATTTGGATATAACAGTGAACTGGGAGTTAACAAAGATGAAGTGTCCCTTCTGATAGAGTACACCTTCTTCGCATATTAGTCCGAATGATCTGCCAGCATGGGCGGCTACAGTAGCAACGGTAACAGTTGTGATCGTGGTGCCTACAGCACCGTATAGAGTTGCTGAATTTACATCAGCGACTTTAGCAACTTTAATAGTTAGAACTTCACCCTGTTGAAACTCTTTAACGTCTGTAGTACTAGTGGTTGTTTCGTAACCAATGTAGTTCATGAAGAACGTTTTGAGATTAGGATTCTGAGTTTGGAAACCATTCTCACCTTTAATAATCTCAGCGACTAGACCAGATGTTCCACCTGTTACAGTGTAAGTAACCTTGTCTGTCTCACTATAGACTGTCGGGTCAGTGAAGTCTGCTTGATCGTTTAGCTTTACATAAAAAATATCTGGACGAGCAGTAAGGTTGATGCCGCTAATTACGGTACCTTCCTTATAGATATTTGAGCCAAAGCGTTCAACCTGCTTCTGGAGAATAGTTTGTAGTTGTGTTAATTCACGTGCTTGAACGGCTTTAGCGGGCTTAAACAGAATACGGTTAAACTGCTTTGCTTCGCTAAAGTCATCATAGTACGGATCAACGTTTAAGTCTGTGTTAATGCCCATGTATTATACTCTTTTCCTTAAAAGTCGAAGATAAACTTTATTTTTTCTTTACGATCTGTTTGTCGCTGTATCGGGTCAAAATCTACAAAGTGTAGAATGTCTCCACTATAAGGAGAGTAGTTACCATATACAACATTACTATTATTTATATCAATCCCTGCTCCTGTATTAGCAGAATCTGGACTAGTCTTTATAAAAATCTTACCAGTCTGGAAGATATTCTGGAAATCACCAGAGTAGTCCACTAGATACACTTTGGTATTATTAGCAGATGCGCTATAAACACTTTGGTGTATTCTACCACTAACTTGCTCATTACCCGCACCAGCATTCAAAGCAATCGTCTGCGTGACGTACTTTCCTGCTGTGGCTGTGGATGTAACATTACCCGAGAGTGTTATGATTGTTCTATTATCAAACTGCACTGGCTTAGTAGCATCTCTGAATGTAGGATTCTTTAGCAGTGCAACCTTCGTATAGTAGTTAGCATCTGGAATCAAGACATCTTCACCACTAAAGTTTGTGATAACACCTAATCTACTCATAGACATCTCAGCGATAGAATTTGATCCGTGTCCGCCGGTGGGTGATATAACACATCTTAGTGCTGTTGCAGTTAATGATTGGTTCAGTGCTGTTGTCGCAACACCAGTAGGCAGAACAAGCTTTGCCGAAGCAAACTTATATTCAGATCCTTTGTTATTGAAACTTACTTTAGTCAGTGTGCCAAATCTATCGATGACACCATAAGCGATACAAGGAGTGCCTGAAGATGTGCTTCGACTTACTCTGATCTTCGGTAGAAGTTTGTACGTCTTGCCTCCATCCGTGAATGATGCAACTGTATCTGCTGTTGAGACTGTTATGTTTATGTATTGACCTGCGGCATTTGGCTGAATAGATGTTAGAACATCATACACTTTACCATCACTTCTCCAAAGATATAGATCAGCGTAGGAGTTATTACTAGTGTCTAAGAATGCGCCAGACTTAGGCGAAATCTTTACCGATATGCTCTTCTTAGTAGTTAGTGTGGCATCTTGAACAATTGATTCGACTTCAACTGTTGAGGCACTTGCAGTACCAGAGGGATCTGATACAGTGACCGTGCCTGGACCGAATACACATTTACTGAATAATCCACTAGGTGTGTTAGTGATTAGAATCTGGGATATATTTTCAGAGGCGCCTGCTTTTACTAGAGTATTACCTAGAGCAGGATAAGGTAAAGGCAAACTATCTGTAGTTGCGAATACTTGTGCATCTGCTTGTGCGACTGAGAACATATATTTCCATACGTATCCATCACTCGCAATAATTAATTCATACGTACTAGTGTCGATTTCGTTTAGACTTGGTGTTACTGTCGATACACTGCCATCATTATTATCTAGACATTTAAATACGTAGTAGTCGCCTTCGCTGTTAACTACTGTGACGAACATGTTTAGCAGTGATGCGTCTTGCGTATCATCGAAGTCATCATAGATTATGCCCGTTGACCAGGGATTAAGTTTGAACATATAGCGAATGTCGTTAACGGTTATTTTGTTTCCAAAAATAACTCGTCTCTCGAACTCACGTTTCTCAAACTGTGTGTTTAGAATATTGTTAGGCTTGTCAATGCTAGAGCCCATGATGTAGTAATCGGATTCAGGATTAAGAGTTGCCATCTGAGAATCTACGAATCCTACAATTGCAGATTGATTACCTGACGATAGACTAAGTGTGTTGGACGTGTTGTACGCACCGAGCGAACTCGCAAAGTTAGAACTCAACGTAGTATTAGTACTAACAAAGGAGCCAAATAACTCTTTCGTAGTCTCTACTTTAAAATTTTCAGTTATAATTTTTGCCATTATTCTACCCGTTAAGTTCCTATCTGTGTTGTAATTGCGTCGGTCGTGGTGGTGTCAAGAGTTATGACTGTACTTACGAGTCCGTTATTAGCTTCAGTATTCAAGTTCTGTGTACCCTCTTCGTTCGTCAACTGTATCTCAGTGATATCCCAAACTTGAAACTCTACATCTAGCGTTGAAGATAAATTACTATTAGTATTTATGAGAGGGGAACTGAACAGTTTTGTACCAGCTACACCCACAACATTATCAATTAGAGGAGTATACTTTGCTGGATCAACAATAGATCCAATGTCATACGAGTACTCTTGATAGTAATGATTGTCATGTATCTTTCTATTAACTTCGCTTAAGAATGAACTAGTAGTCTTCCACTTACCTTCGCTTAAGCCAGGTCCTAATGTTCTTAGTGTAGCTGTAGCAACAACTGCATCTGTAGTGTTGAGTAAGTTAACAACCTCATTGTCTTCGTATCTAAAGCCTGTGTTGCGTATTTCTACTGTGTCTATCTGACCAGTTTGGTAACTAGCAATGCCTGATACATCAGCATTAGCTCCCATAGCTTTAGATGTCATGTCTTTACGAACTTCTGTTATAGTATATAGCTGACCTCTAATATTGACTTGCCTGGTCACATCAAAGTTATGGAAACTCAATAGCTTAAAGAAGAAGTTATTACCACTTCTCTTAATAAACTTAGCACGGACAGTGTAGTCAATACCAGCGGCAACTTGATATGTAGGGTCTTCTACAACGATAGCAGACGTTACGATCTCACCAACTTCTAGCAAGAAGTCAACATTAGCGAATGTTACAATAGGATTTCTCTTATCGAACTTGACTACATCAAGATAACTTAATTCACTGAATACGTCATTCTGATATGCATTACCAGATGATGTTATATTAATGTTATCTATAGAGCCAATAGTAACTGTAAGAGGAGTAAATGCGTCTTTGAATTTAGTTCTTAATGTTTCACTATTAGGACCACTCATGCCATAGTTAGTAGCTGTTACATCTATACATGTACCGTTACCACCAGCAGCCGCACTAATAGCAACGAACTCAGAACCTATTGCGTATGTTACGCTTGAAGTGCCGGCGGCAGTATTCCATTGTGCTTGAGTAGTAGTGCCTAGTGTCTCTATCTGATAGACTCTTGGGTTAGACATAGCGGTTGCATTCACAGTAACTTGTAGAGGCTTCTGTTCGAAGTCTCCAATAATGTCTGTGATGATACTCACTGTCTCACGATCTGTTGCAGATATCTCCTCAACTTCAAAAACTGCTGAAGAGTTAAACGTTCCTACAGAAACACTATTAATAGTAGTAGTACCAATAATCACATCAGCTTGACCATTAGTAGGCAATGCTGTAAAGTCGTATCCTATGCCAGCAGAGTATAGAGCGGGAAGTAATTTAGTATTGATCCATGTAGCCTGTGCTGTCGTGATGCTTCCGCCATTTTTGTATGTATTGAATATACCTACATCCGTAGAAGTAATATGATTCAAGGAAGCCGCCACGTAGCCACTATTAGTAATGTCACCTAATCTGAAACCAGTTGCTAAGTCTTTTGTGTTGAATACAGTAGCTATGTCAGCATCCGCAGACGTATTGAAGCCAGACTCTAAAGCGAGTTGATCATACACATATGTTAAGTATGTTGCCTTAGTTCTATTTACTGTAGAGATATACACAAGGGGGTGAACGTATCCAACGACTCGCCCGCCACCTGTCATATTATCTGGCGATGAATCAAATGCTACGCCATTAATAGGTGATACTACAGAAGAATTGTTCTCTGCATATACTGGATCACCAACTTTAATAGTAGGCGTTAATGATTGCTGTAATACAACAACTTGATTCGATATGTTAATCTCTGTTTGTGCACCAGTGAGTGCGGGTAGAATGTATCCATATCCGCTATCTTTAATCTCGAATTCGATAAGACCTGTGCTAAGTGTAGAGACTGCTTGTACTTGTGCAGTACCACTAATCCCTGTTCTCAGTGATTGAAGCTTGACTATATCACCCACGGTCTGACCAGGTAGTCTTGTTCCCTTAGTCACTGATATCTTATTGATAGAACCTTGTACTAGCTTGCCATAGTTAATAGCGGATGTTACACCACGTGTGACTAGAATACCATCATCGCTTGTGAATGTACCTGATAGATTAGACAGATATACAATAGGTACTAATGAGCCCGTGAAGTTAACAAAGATGACTTCATCTACGAAGCCTATAGCACCCGATATATCACCTGCGATTTTGTCACCACGTGTGATAGGATAGCCAATGACTGTGTGAATACTCTGCATCTCTAGATACGTAGCACCGCCCCATACTGAATCAGAAGGCTTTAATACGTTAGTGCTGGGATAGAATATCTCAATCTCTGTATCATAGAACAATTGAAAGAGCAAGCGTAATGATTCTTCAGAACCTTTTCTCTTGTATAAGTCCTGAATATGTTTTATAATAAACTTAGTATCTACAATCGTATCAAGTGGTAACTCATGGAGAAACTTCTTCTTATAGAATACAAGAAAGTTAGCTAGAGTGGAATCGATATCACGTAGCTTAAACAAGTCACGATCCATCTTGGCATCGTTAAACTCATAGTAAAGCTTAGTGAATTCAACAAGCGTAGAACCCTCTTCCCTATACAGAGAAGGATACTGCTCTTCGATGAATGTCGAAATATTACTTGAAACGTTCAGCATGTAATTTTATTCCGTCAATTGAGTTACGTTAACTGTGATGTCTTGATTACGTATAGAGATAATTCTATCCTTAGGCGCCTTAACATCTTTGTTAACTGTATTAGCTGTGAACTTAATAGCATCACCTTCGTATGAATCAACAATAAGATTTGACATCTTAATAGCACCTGTTGTATAATCAACTGTACCCATCTTAATCTTGAAGACTCGTTCGCTCGTACCACTTGCTGTAACAGCCATGATAGCACCTTTACCATCGTCTTGTAACGTAACGACAGTACCCTCTAGAGTAAAGAGAGTAGTTTTGAATGCGGGTGTAAATGCTGTAAAGCCTGTAATACTATCGAATGCGTATGGCTTAACAAGTGCGCCCTCAAAAGAGAACGATTGATTCTGTACAATAGCAAGTGTAGGCTTAATCTCAATGATAGGCTGTGCAAAGATATCACTTGATACTATAGACGTATCTACACCATCAAGAGTAGCCGCTAAACGAGACTGTCGCAATGTCTTATTAAAGTCATTTAGATTAGTGGTCTGATACGATATGATCTTAGCAATAACTTCTGTCTTAATCTGTGCCGCTGATTTAGATGTTGTGTTAGCATCGTAAACTATATTCACTAAAGTGTTGACATGCAAGAACTTAGCTGATACAAAGACAGGCTCAATAGTCAATGGAGTCTTATCCTTTAAGTACTCTCGGAAGTCAGCGATCTCGAAGTCTGCCGCTCCCTGACCACCAGTAACATCTACTGAGATGATGACCTTACCAAACTGAGGTGGATCTACTTCATCACCACCATATACTGATATAGCTTGAATAGAAGGAAACTTATTACGTAGTAGTATCTCGTAGTCACTCTTTGTTACAGCACGATCTTGTACCTGTAATGCCTTAGGTGCAAACGAACGAATACTCTCAATGCTTTCATTGTAAAAGCCGCCAGTAGAGGCGATGGTAACAACAGCAGAGATGCTTGACGCACCCCCTAGATTCTGTGCTATAGTGAATGATGATACACCATTCGCTTCTTCACCATTACATATTCTGTAACGTGCTAAGATAGTGTCTGCTGATGTTGGCTGGGCTCCAAATTTATTTTCACCGAACTGTAATGAATACTTGCCATCTACTTCTGCTTGCATATAGAATACTTTATCAGTCGCTCTCACACCAAAGATGTCTGCTTTCTGTATGTACTCTACACCATTTACTGTGACATATAAAGAACTAGTGTCTATGAATGAGTTAGAGATAACTGTGTCAGCTATAGGCAATGTCTCTGTAATAAGACGTCCTTGAAATGCTTTCATGCCTGTGATATTAAATACGTTTGTATTGCCTACACGTGTAGCTATATTAGCTTTGTCTGTGAGGAATGTAAACGTTGTACTACCACACTTTCCTGTCATCGATGTATTAGCGGGTATGGTAAAGTAGTTTGAATCTTGGGCAGATGTGATGTTAAGTGTTACAGTAGCTACAGATGATCTACGTGAACGAGGCAGATAGTTTAATTCTTTTGCGTGTGACATAATGCTATTACGATCTTGTGCAGAGTCAAGGAACATCTCGCTCAATGCCATGTTGTAATAGTAGTTGTTATAGAATGTATTGTATGCTAGTAAGTCTAGTAGCACATTCATGTTCGAACCATCGAAGTCGTAGTCAGCAAACCTATCCTGATTCTTAAGGAAAGTCTTAAGTTCTTCCTTTGTTGCGAAGAAGTCTAGATTAGTTACTGGTGATATATTAGCCATTTATCTTACCCTGTCGATGCCTATTGAAATTGATTGTGGTGCTTCACTATTTATGACGTTAAAAACAACGTTTACTGTGAGCGAGTTAGAGTCTACATCACCTAGTACTTCTACATCTACTAAGTTACATCTAGGCTCAAATGCTTTCAGTGCATCGCTTATAGTGTCCTTTAATATAATTAATGTAGCGGGTGTGGCATTCTCGAAGAGTGTAGCACGTATGTCGCTGCCTAGCAATGGTTGAAACAGTCTTTCTCCACGATCTGTGAGTATAACATTCTTTATAGCTTCTCTTACTGAGTTCTCGTTAACTCTTCGTGCAAGATCATTTCTACCTGGAATGAGAGCAAGATCCTTATGAAAGTCTGTGTATAAACTCTCTTGTCTTGTGCGTGGTGTGATCGTCTCTGCCATTAGTAATTACCTTTGTGTTCTTCTTATTTATGCAGTTCGTTATACAATGTTACGAAGTTGGTCACGATCATGTCGTGCCGCTAACGCTATCATTCCGCTTAGGTGTGACTTAGGAACTGGGTAGTTTGATTTGTTATTAGGCTCGCCTGCAACCCAACTTACTCTACCTGGTCGTGTATCACCATGTATGAATGAACTGTATATGCCTATAGCAGTAAAGCCTGCACGACTCATAGCTACAACAACTGATGCTCTGTCTTCATATGATCCTTTTACCTTAATGTCAATGGCTTTGCCTGTCATGTGCTGTGATGTACTAGCACCCCCTTGTTCTTTATTATAGACAGGTGATCTATAACCAGAGTTGACAATGAATTCTTTTCCTGTTTGTTCACATACTCGTAGTAGCTTAATCAGTACTAGCTGATCTATCTTCTTCCAACCAGCTCCCTTAAGCTTCTTGCCCTCGTAGTCATTCTGATTCTTTACTTGTGATGCGAATGTAAACTTGCCTGGTATGCCATCTTCTGTTAATGCTGAAATAGTTTTAAGTTCTTCTTGACTTGCTTGGGCAGGTGTGATATAATTACTCTGTTCGCCTTTAACTATGGACGTAAGCTTAGGTGAGCTTGCATTGATCTGCTTCTCTGCTTCTGCTTTCTTTGCTATTCTGTCTTCCGCACCAATACGTATCGCACCATTCTTTACAGCTTTCTCTGTCTCTTTTAGTCCCATGCTTGTCAATACTTTGTTCTCTATAGCTATAGACGTTGCAAGGTTCTTTAGGTTATCTACTGATGAGTTCAACAAGCCTTCAATCACTTCAGACATCTGACAGAATCGGAACATCATTAATGCAACATTCTCTACAGTAAGTCTTTCGAACTGCCCTGCTGTCTTAGCCATAAACGCTTCGATCTTCTTCTTAAACTCTTCCATACTATCAGCTTCGAACAGTTCATTGATATCATCAGATATCTCTTGTATTTTCTTATAGACCATTTGACTGGCACCTGCTATGTTACCTAATGTAGCAACAGTAGCGGCAACAACCTGCCGAACACGCTTCTTCAATTGTTCTACTACCTTATCAACGATCTCTAGAATCTTGTCCTTAATCTTCTTTAAAATTTCGTTTAAAGTCAATGACTTAAGCTTCTTAAGAGGATCTTTCTCGGATAGATTCTTGATGTCACCTATAAGATCAGTCGCTACATCGATCAGTACGAACAAGGCAGCGAGTTGAGAGAAGAAGTTATTGAATGATCCACATATTCCACCAGAGATTGACGCACCAAAGTTCTTATTGAGGTAGTAATCTAAGTCGCCTAAGTAAGAATCGATAGGTACTGGCATGACTGGAGAGGGTACATAGTCTTTAATATCAGTGTTTAAGTTGCCAATGTCATAGCTATTCGTATTAATGAAGTCAGCTATCTCTACAAACGTTACTGGTCCTTGATCATATCGATCTTTGAGTGTAGGGAAATTGGTTAAATCTGATAAGTCAAGTATATTATTAGTTAAATTTGTTACATCTACGAGAGTCTGTCTGTTAAGTCCTACACCACCATTGAGTCCTGTGCCGTCATTAATACCAGTAAGGTTAGCTATAAGTGTTGAGTCTAGTATAGCACCAAAATCTGAACTGTCAAGTCTTAATATTGAGGGATCATATCTAGATGCTAACGGTGTAATGTTCTCGCAATGTGAAGTCATCGGTAATCTCTATCTATTGTCTTTAAACCACTAATACTATTTAGTGTAATTAATGGTTGACAAGTTATAATAAGTGTGTTACTATGAACTAACACTA